TTAGAGTGTAAATTTTCATCTAAAATAGCTTGATGTTTTTCTACTTGACCTGCTAAGAATTCTAATAACATGAACTGTTCATCATCGGCAGGTAAATTTCCCATTAAACCTCTAGGCCACTTAATTCTAAAATCTGTATTAAGTTCTAAGTCTTTTTCCATAAGTTCTAATCTAGTAGAATGTTGATTTAATGTTTCCATAATTCCAAAGTAAGCATAAACTCCTACTGCCACTGCAGCTATAATTCCTAACAAATTTCTGATAGGCATCGATAATGCAGTATCGTCAGATATCTTCATTACTTCTTAAATTTTTTAACTGCAAGATCAGTTACTTTTAATCCAAATGAACTAGCAATAGCGGCCATTAACGCCCATATATACCAGTCGGGTAATTGATTTAAAGTATCAAATCCTTCTTTTAACTTATGAATCCATTCAGGTTTTCCAAAGAAAATAGCACCAAAGACTATTAATAAAGGGAGTGAAAGGATGACCGTGAACCATTCATCTCGCCACGAGTTTTGCATGTTCTTTTGACTGGCAATAGCAAAATCAATTTCGCCTTGAGCCATTTTACGAATATGTGTTTGCTCAGCTTCCGCCATAAGCTTTTTAGTTTCAGTTCGAGTTTTAATAACATCAACAGCCCCCTTTGCTACAGTTCCTAATAGTCCCCAAAGCATTATGCTTCCCTCACTATGTCAGCTAGTCCGTTTGCACGATTAGGTGTTTGTTTCGCCCATCGACTGTCTAACATCTCATCTGCCGCTGTAATATAATCTTTATCTTCTAAAGCGGCCTTAAACTTCTTAAAGCCACAAAGACGAGGATAGCCAAGTTGAAAACACATTTCTATAATTACACCATAAATATCTTCTGGGTGTTCGTCTTTATCTATAAATTTATTAGCATCTCCGACTGCTATTTCAAAATCTTTTTCAAAATATCGCATGACAACTTCATCTGAGTATTCGATACCTTCTTCTAGTTCATCTTCATTCAACACTAAATGTCCTACACCGAAAGTTTTTAGACCTAGAGAATCTTTATATATTTTATTAATCTTGCCTTCGTGCTTAATAATACGTTCTTTAATCGTTTCCAAAATAACACTCTCCGTTGTCTTTTACAAAGAGTAATTTTACACTATATTGTTTTTGTTTGCTAGAAGGTTTTCGATAAATTTTTTGTCCATTCTTCTTTCTAAATGTTTCACTTTTAATATCTATTCCTATGAGTTTCTTGCCGTCAAATATAACAACGTCAATAAAACCAGTAACATGAACGTTTTTAAAAACATGATAACCTTGCTTTAGTAACCATGAAATACCAGCGTATTCTGCTGATGTTCCTTTAACCACTTTACTAAGGGTTAACGTATTCTCCACCTTTACTAATAATGCCTTCTGTAATTTTATCTATCATAGAATCTTCCGCAGGTTCTTCAGCTTCTACATACTGCGCCGCTACAACTGTAGCTCTAGGATTTAAAAATTCTTGTTCTCCTAGTAATTTAGCGTACTTTTCAAAATCTAAAACATTATCAAGATACTCTTCAGCCCCTAATAGTTTAGCTGATTGTTTTATACCACGAATAATTGTGCGTTTTCTATCTAACTGACCGAGAAATAAATTTTGAATACTTCTAGCAATAACTGGTTCTTTTTCAGCATCAACTATTTTCTTTTGAAAAGTATTTAATAAATCAGCAATATCTGAAAAAGTATTAATGAATTTATCTGCTTTTTGAGTTCCGAAGATATTTTTAAGCATTTCTTTATTATTGTTTACGTTTAAAAATTCTTTTAACTTTTCTCCATTAAAAGCATACATACCTGCTCTTGAATCATAAGCAGAAGTTGATTCAAAGAACTGCTTTAAAAAGAATTCTTTAGTTTGTTTTTCTATATTTCTAGCTAATCCAGCATCAGCTGTTCTTATTAAATTAATTACTCGATTAAAAGATGTAGGATTTTTTTGAAAGAAATCTAAATAATTAGCAGGGTCTAATCCAATAATTCCTTCAAATTCTCTTTGAACTTTTTGTAAAGCACGATCACTAGCTTTTTTATTAGCTTCTACTAACTGTTTAAATTTTAACGGGCTTTTCATCTGTTTTAAAATATTTCTATTTTCACCAGTGAAGAAATTATCAACATATTTATTATTCTTTAACCAAGCTTCTGCTTTTTTAGCTATTTCATTAGGCGACAAACTCATATCATTTAAAACATTTTTATAGTAGTCATCAATAATTGATTGTTCAAAAGCTGCCTTTTTCGCAAAGTTAGGAGTTTGATCTAAGATACTTGCCATTTCACCAGAGAAACGAGGATCACTTAATACATGATTAATTATGTTTCCGTCTGATAATTTAAGTTTACCAGAATTAGATTTTTGAAATAACTGATTTACTACGTTATTATCAAAATCTCTACGAATATTTTTCATATTTTCATATGCATCAAAGATAGCGTCAGCATCGCCTTTTAAATTCTTTTTTAAAGATCGTTTTAAATCAGTTCTTAAAGCGAAAAGTAATTGTTTAAATTCTCCTTTTTTAGCATCGGGAACACCTTTTAACGCTGAAGAAAAAGCATCTCCAGATAAAGCATCTATGTATTGGATTAATTGTTGAGTTTCTTGAAGAGTTAAATTTTTTACTTTTCTTCCGTCTTTAGTAAATTCTAAAAAGTTTTTAAATAAAGTATGCTCATTCGTACCCGGTTCTAATTTATTTAAAAAAGATCGATTAGCATCAATTTGTTTTAAAGTTTTTTGAAAAGTAGATAACTTAACTAAATTATCAGTTACTTCAGGTCCATATTTATTTAATATATTAGAAACGGAATCTTCTATTGTTTTTAATTCACCTTGAATTATTTTATTTTGATCTTGAAATACTTTTTGAATAAATCCAAAATCATCTAATAAATCGGATGCTTGACCCGTTGTTTTACTTACTAAGTCATATATTTTAGTAACACTAGCAAAATCAGTAGTGTAAGAATCTAGTATTCTTTGCACATCTTTCTCTACACCTTCAGTTAATCCTTTCTGTATGTCTTGCCCCATTTCACTAACTACCGCTGTACGAGGAGCAACGTCAGTGTCAAATAAAGTTTTTGAATATGTCTCTAAAGCATCTTGAGATTTGTTTATTTTATTTTTATATGCTTGATTATATTTAGGGGCTAATTCAGGTATCTTTGAAATAGTATTTTCTTTTATTATTTGTTCATATCCACCCGTAGCTTCTCCTAATGTAAGTTGTACTCCTTTACTAGAATCTTTTGTAGTTTCTTGTATTTCTTGATTAATTTTATTTAACTTATCTACGTTAGTTTGACCGGCAGCTATTGCTGCCGCTGAATCTTCTATCTCTCCTTCTGGTAAAGTTTTCTTTCCTGCTTTACTTAACACCCACCTAAATACTTTATCTCCTAGTTTCGTTAAAACAGCGGTAGATACTCCTGTAATAGCGGCATCAGGAAGTGAATCAATAAATACTTGAACACCTTCTTCAGCAGTAGGTTCTTGACCTGATAATTTAGCATTAGTGTACCAAGCTAATAATTGAGCAGATGATTCAACGACACCTGCCGCTATACCAGCACCAACAGCACCTCCGCCAGCATATGCTGGTATCTCTAATAAAATACTTGCAATATCTTTTCCAAAATATCCAATATCTCCTTTAGACATACCCGGCGCATTTACAACTGACCAGTTTCCACCATCAGTTCTGTATAATAAAAGATCGTCATTAACATTTAGATTGTAACCTAAGTCATCTAATTCCTGTATTCTGTTAATATCTTTAAGCGTTTCTGGTTGTAATTCATTAGCGTATGCCATTTCAATAGATGAATCAGGATTAAAATATTGAATAACATTTCCTACATATTCTTTAGTAGTATCTCTAGGCATTTGAGAAGAAGCACCGTACATTAGATTATATGCAAAATTAGCTAAGTCATCTGTTTCTTCAGCGTTTAAACCTAGTAATTGAAGAGATGTTGATTTTGATGGTTTAAAATCCCCAATTGCTTCATATTTCTTTTCCTCTGGAAATTCTATATTTGCAAATTCAGTAGTACCTGGTTCAAAT